GTCCTCGAAGTGGCAGGAGCTCGTGGCGGCCAACGGCCTCGTCTACCCCTACGTCGACTTCTCGGGTGTCGACGGGGCGAAGGACGCGATCTACCTGGGCCTCCCCGTCCTGGGCAAGGGGGACACGATCAAGCTCCCCACGACCGACGGGATCGTGGTGCCCACGGACCCCATCGGAACCGACATGCCCGACAGCGGGGCGAAGAGCGTGCTCATCGGCGGGATTGAGAACCTCCGGGCGGCCCTGCTCCGGCGCCTGCGCACCCCACGCGGCTACATGCCCCACCACCCCAGCTACGGCTCAACCATCCCCTCCTACGTGGGAAGCCCGCTCACTCCGGCCCTCGTGCTCTCGCTGCGCGGCGAGGTCCGTCGGGCGCTCCTCGAGGATCCGCGGGTCATCTCCGTCGACAGGGTCACGATGTCCGTCGGCCTCGACGACATCTTCGTGGAGGTCTCCGCGACGACGGCGATCGGCCCCATCTCCATCGGCGGTGCCGTCGGCGGCGTGGTCCCTGGCAACAACTGATTCAGCTACAATCAATCGAGGGATGCCATGACTTTCGTGCCGCGCAACTATGTCGACCTCACCTCTGCGATGGTGGCGTGGCTTGGATCGAACCCGGATGCCAAGGATGGCGTCACCCCGTCCGACCTCACCGTGGGAAGCCTCGAGCGTGCCCACCTCGAGGCCGTTGCGATCCTCATGGAGGAGTATGACCAGCGGGCCGCCGACGCCATCAAGGCCGCGATCCCCGAGTCCTGCTTCTACGCCTTCGGCTTCTCCAAACTCCCGCCCGTGGCATCCACCACGACGCTCGTGTGCAGCTCCTTCGTGGCCGTGCCCTACAACGTCACCATCCCCATCGGGACCACGTTCCAGGGGCCGAACGGCGTGCTCTTCCTGTCGACCACGACCGGCACCATCCTCTCCGGCCAGACCGTCTCGGACAACATCTCCGCCAAGGCGACCGTGACCGGCATCACTGGGAACGTGGCCGAAAATACAATCTCGCGCATCGTGACCCCCATCCAATACCTCGACACGGTCACGAACCCCCAGGCCGCCCTGGGCGGGGCCGAGGAGGAGGGCGACGACTCTCGTGCGCTCCGCTTCCAGGCCTACCTCCGGACCCTCGTGCGGGGCACCAAGGAGGCGCTCGAGTTCGCGGCCATGTCCGTGCCTTCGCAGACCGTCCTCGACGCGCGGGCCATCGAGCCCTTCCTGCTGGATCCAGTCCCCGACGGCGTTCCCTACGCTGGCAAGGTGTGGCTCTTCGTGGACGACGGCACGCTGTCGACGACCCTGGGCACCACCACGGAGACCGAGGTCTACAACGCCGTGAACGGCTACATCGACCCGTCGGGAACCAAGGTGCCGGGCTACAAGGCCGCGGGCGTGATCGTGGACATCCTGAAGTCGACGCCCGTTCCGGTGTGCGTGCGAGCCCAGGTGAAGCTCGCCTCCGGCGCCGTGGCCCGGTGGGTCGACATCCAGGCCTCCCTCACGGCCGCGATGAACGCCTACTTCAGCAACCTCCGGATCTCCGAGGTGGCCAGCTACCAGAACCTCGTCACCACCCTCACCACCTGCGATGCCGACATCCGCGAGGTGAACCTCGTGTTCTGGAAAGCGTCTGGCACCGTGCCGGACTATGCCGCGGCGATCATGGCCTCGGACATCACCCCCATCGACTCTTCGACGCCCCTGAGCCTCGGCTGGCGCTTGCGCCCCTTGCAGGACGTGTCGGCGGGCGTCACCTACCCGGAGTGGATCCTTGCGTGAACTATTCGTCAAGGGATACGCCGTCCACGTGCTGGTGGAGGCATCACTTGTCGACACCGATCCCCTGGACAAGACGCGCTACTACAAGCTCGACGCCACCATCGGATCGGACCTCGTGGCGAAAGTGTGCTCGCTCACGACGAAGGCCGCCGACGGGAAGGACACCACCCTCAAGGTTCCGCTCGCCGTAACCGGCGTCGACACCTCCGAGGCCCTCACCAGCGATCAGAGCGCGGGCATCACCTTCTCTGGTGCATCCGTTGTGGCGACCGCCCTGAAGGATCGCGTGCGCTGCATGGACCGCGTGCGCATCGAGCTCACGGATGGCAAGGAGTGGAGCCTTGGCTTCGACGGCTTCGTGAACCAGGAGAGTAGCAAGCTCACCTCGACGAACGACCGCTACTCGACCTCCTTCTCGATCTCCGCCTCCGGCCTGTGGAAGTTCCTCTCGCAGAGCTGGTTCAACTGGCAGGGCGCCATCCAGCCGGGCTACGACTTCGCCACCACGAAGGCAGGCGACACCCTGTTCCGGAAGCTGGCGGAGAACCCGTCCCAGCCTGCGCAGAACATCATCAAGCTCTTCATCAACGCCGCGCTCGGCATCGTGAAGCTCAAGACGGCCGAGGGCCAGATCCGGCCGGGCAAGTTCTTCGAGTTCGGCATTGGCACCGACTGGACCTCCGCCTTCGACCTCGCCTACCCGCTCCCGGTCACGACCCTCCCTACCTACAAGGGGCCGCTGTCCGGCATCATCGGCGAACTCGCCCAGCCCGACATCCACGAGTGCTACGCGACCTACCGGAAGTTCGGGGACACCTGGAAGCCCACGATCATATTCCGGCCACGGCCCTACCCTGGCGGCCCCGGCGACGATGCTGGCTGGAAGGCCCTGAAAGTCAACAAGATCAAGGACGGCCCCGTCGGCAAGACGATCATGGACAGCCGCAACGACGGCCAGCACCCGAACGCCTTCCATTGGTCGGGAAGTTCCGCCTCCGACGCGGGCCTCACCGAGTTCCAGATGAAGCTCCTCCACGGCTTCAAGGTGGACCAGCGGAGCATCGACCGCTACGGCTACTCTGCACGGCCGGTGGGCTCCACGCTGCCCCCGCTGTCGATGGTGAAAAAGGACAACTTCACGCCCTACATCACGACCATCCAGAACCTCATGCTGCGCGTCGCCTACCAAGAGGCGCCCATGCCCGAGCTATGGACGAGGACGATCCAGGTCTCCATGACCCCCGGCATCCACGTCGGCGAAATCCTCGAGGACTGGAGCACGGGCGTTCCCTGGACCGGCTACGTGTCGACAGTTTCCCACCGCATCCACGCGGACCCATGGGGGGCCTCCACCAACATCGGCATGGTGCGCTGTGTGCAGTGCGAGGCGAAGGACTACCCAGACATCGTCCGCGGGCTCGTGCAGATCGAGACCCGGCAGTATGTCGTGGCGAACACGGGCGGGGCGAAGAGCCTAGACGGCGTGAAGAGCGCCCAGCGCGGGGCGATCGACTCCACGTGCGCCCAGCCGGTCGCGGGCTTCCCCTTCGGCACCGGCATCATCAAGGCGGCTCACAACTACGGCGTCCCGCCCTACGTCCTGGCCCAGGTCATCAAGTGCGAGTCCTCCTACGGGATGAACAAGACGCATCCGGGCGGGGGCGGAGGCATCGGCATCGCCCAGTTCCTGGCCTCCACAGCGAACGGCCTGAACGCCATGGGCTACCCGAACACCTTCAACTCCTCCCTCGCCGCCTCGAACGATTGCCTGAGCATCGACGCCGCGGCGTGGTATCTCTCCTACCTCATGAAGCGCATCGCCACGGCGGGTCTCACCTTCTCGAATAGCTTCCCCGACCCCGAGAGCCAGTTCTACGCCTGGGTGCTCTACGCCTACAACAAGGGCGAGGGCAACGCCACGACGCAAGGCCCGGCCCAGGCCTGGGCCTTCAGTCCAATCCAGCGGGCCTTCGTGGAGTGGAAAACCTACTGGAGCCCGTTCCAGGTGAAGAACGCCTCCATGGCCTTCGCGGGGCTCAAATGATCGGCATGATGGCGACGGTCTCCAAGGTGCTGCCCGACCGAGGCGGCGTGCTCGTGATCTTCGACAACGGCGTCGGCTCCATCGACACCGGCCAGAGCGACGGCCACTTCGTCCGCGTCCTGGCACGGCGAGCCCACCCCACCCGCGGCTCCGTGATCGAGCTTCCGGAAGAGGGGGAGCTGGGCCTCGTGCTCGAACTCGACAACCTCATGCAGTTCTGGGTCGGGGGCATCTACTGGCAGGGCAACAACCAGCTCGACGGCACCCCTCTCCTCTCCATGAGCCGGGATGGCTCCGGCGTGCTCCGCCAGACCCGCCAGAACGGCGACGTGCAGTTCGACCACCCCTCGGGCCTCCGTGTGACCGTGGCGGCCGTCCAGGGGCCTCTGGCGGCCCTGGGGCGCACGGGTCAGGCGGGCGTGGAACCGCCGAAGGGGGATTGCGACATCGAGCTCGAGCACCCCTCCGGCCTGAAGGCCCACGTCGACAAGGACGGCGCCCTCACCTTGACCCTGCCCGCGGGCGGGGTGATCTCCGTCGACAAGGATGGCGCCTTCCTGGCCCAGGGCTTCGCCTCGATGGGTCTCCAGGACGCGAACGCCCGCTTCTGCATGGAGGATCTCTGGACGTGGGCCAAGGACCACAAGCACACTGCCCAGGGCGCCACGGCCATCACCACGATCCCCACCACCCAGCCTCCGGGCTCCTCGCTCTCCCCTGCAACCATGAAAGGCCCCCATGCCTAGCTGGACCCTGGAGATCGACTACGCCGTGCTCGGCGAGATCGAGCCGGTCCTGTCGCAGCTCTTCGCCTCGATCGGTGTCGACAGCTTCCCGCGCTACGCGGAGGCGGCCGAAACTATCTCCGAGAATGCGGAGCAGCTCTACAAGGGCTACCTCCTGGGGAAGCCCATGCAAAACGGACAGACGGTCAAGTCCCCCTCGAAGGAGGCGGCCGAGGGCGTGGCCCGGCGTGCGGCTGGCCAGCTCCAGTGGGACTTGATGAACACTGTCGACGAGGCCAAGCGCATCGAGGAGGGCGCCCCCGCCTTCGACATGAAGAGCGTGCTGCCCACGTCCAAGAAGGCCCGGATGAGCAAGGAGGGGTTCCTCTACCTCATCATCCCCTTCCGGCACGGGAACCCGAACGCCACGAGCCTTCAGCCGATGCCGAAGGCCATCTACAAGATCGCCAAGCAGCTCTCCTACTCCTACCAGCTCGGCACCATCGGCTCGAGGAAGTCGGCGGCCACGGGCGCCAAGGTGCCGGTGTTCGGCTACCAGTGGGGCGACAAGCTCCAGGCGGGCCTCGCCCCGAAGAAGAGCCCAGGGCACAAGGGCGACATCTACGCGGGCATGTATCGCTTCAACGGCCCGAAGCAGAGCGAGTTCATCACGTTCCGAACCATGAGCCAGAAGTCGACAGGGTGGATCAAGAAGGCCACGCCCGGCTACTACCCCCTCCAACAGGCCCTCCAGGTGGCCATGAACGAAGGCAAGCCCTCGCTGGCCGCTGCCATCCAAGAGGACTTCGCGGCCATGCTCGGGCTCGTCGACTAGGGCCTCAATCCATCGAGGGTTGCTTGATGATGTTGTGGGCTGGCATTCCGCCCGCGACGTAGACGTGGCCACGATCCATGGTCACGTGGTAGACGGTCGCTCGCTCTTCCAGGAACTCGACCGAGACCACCTCGACGTCGTGCACGTCGCCAGGGGCGGCTTCCCAGCGGGTGATGTCGCCGGGGACGAGCTGGGAGGCCGGGGGATAGTTCCCGTGCTCGTTGACCTCGCCGTCGGCGTGGCGCCGGTAGGGCCGGTGATCGCACGAACAGACCAGCGACCCCATGGTGGTCGTGATCCGCATGAGGGTCCGGTCCTCGTAGACGTAGACCTTGGTGATCTCCGCGATGACGGGCTCGAGGTTCGCGTCGTCGTAGCCGCGGGCGAGCATGCCCACCGCCACGAGCTCGACAGGGATGGAACCGTCGGCGAGCTCGAACAGGGTGCCAGCGGGAACACAGCCTGTGCCGCCGCCACCCCCGCCGCCCCCACCACCAGTGGTGGACCAGCTCGTGGTGTAGTTGATGACCTTCTCGACCGTGACCGGGCTTCCCGCGCTGTCGACGCACCGCAGGCGCACCTTGTAGGGGCCTGCATTGAGCTGGGTCGAGGTGAGGGCACCGCTGTCGACAGTTCCGGCAGAGCTGTTCCAGGTGGCGCCGGGGAGAGTGGTGTCGGCGCCAGCCACGAGGCTCCAGGTGTAGGGCGTGGTGCCGCCCGCGCCGATGGGGGTGAAGGAGAGCACGAACGTCCCGGCGCCCGTCTTGGCGTAGGACACGTCCCCGCTCGTGATGCTCAGGGCCACCACCGAGTAGGGGTTGACCGTGAGGCTGATCTGCTTCTGGACCGTCCGGGGCGTGCCCGCGCTGTCCGTGGCTTGGAGCTTGATCTGGAACACCTTCGGCAGGGTGCCGGGGTTGGCCGTCCAGGCCACGTGCATCGTGTTTCCGGAGAACGTCACGGCGGGGTCGGTGGCGCCCGTGATGAGGCCGCTCCCGGCCACGGCGCTCCAGGTGACGACGCCGACGGCATTGATGGCCGTGAGGCCGATGTCCACGGAGTCGGGCCACGTCTGGGACGCGCTTGCCGTCATGACCTTGTCGGTGGTGGCGATGCCCAGGGCCGCCAGGGTGCTCGGGTCGCCAAGGAACTTCACGGAGCCGCGCATGTAGCCGCCGCGGAAGCTGTCGTGGTTGATCTGGATGAAGGGATCAGTCCAGGTCGGGTCGACGTAGACAAGCGCGTAGGTGGTCTGATCCTCGTCATCCGCGACCGTGTCGCCGATCTCGTCCGCGATGAGGGTCGTCCCGTTGTAGCCCAGAATGATGCGGGTCGCATTTAGCATCCCGGCGCCGCCGTAGAGGCTGTTGCAGACCGCGATGACCTCGTAGAGGCCCGTCTTGGTGAGGCTCAGGGTGTTCGCGTCCCTGACCACCACGGCTCCGCCGTAAATCTTCACTCCCGTCATGGGCACGGCCTGGAAGTTCCCACCACCAGTCGCGGGCGGGTTGCCCCGGAAGGAGGCCGCCTCGATGAGCTGGGCGGTGCCGATCGCGTCGATGCGGGCCTTGAGGTTCGGGAAGGCGTTCCTGGCCGTGACCACCTCGCCGGTCACGAGGGCGTGGTAGTCGAGGCGGAGGTCGGTGGGAGCGTAGCGTTCGATGGCGGGCGGCCCGGTCACAGGCACGCGGACCCTGGCCAGGATGACGGCCCGGTTCCCGCCCACGTCGTAGGGGTCGGGCACGGTCGGGTCGACAGGCACGGCCGCGGGGGTGCCGGTGACGACGACGTAGGTGGGCATCTGGGCCGCGGTCAGAGCTCCGGTGGGCAGGAGGCTCACGGGGTCCGTCGGCCCGGCCACCCACTTGTGGTAGCCGATGAGGAGGTCGATGCGGGGGTTGGCCGCGGGGCCGGAGATGTTGAGCTGCACCGGCCCGGTCTCCTCGACGACGTAGCGGCCGTGGCCGACGTCTCCAGGCGAGCGCCAGACCGACCGCCCATTGGCCGCATTGACCCCCAGGGAGGCCGTCCACCCCGCTCCGCCCCCTGCACCAGCGATGGTGGGCTCGAGGCCCTCGTAGACCCCGGCAGGGAGCCCGATGGACCGTGCGATCTCGGAGTCGTCGATGGGCGATCCGTAGAGGGGGTGGATGGTCGTGGTCATGGGTTCCTCGTGGTTCTATTGTGCTCTGGGTGGGTAAAGTTGGCCAGTGACTATGGCCGCCACTCCGCGCTCCCGGTAGATCGGCGGGAAGGTGAGGATCATCTGGCGCCCCATTGGCGGGACTGGCACCTTCACGGGCACCTGGGGCATCGGCCTTGGGCTCAACAATCCGGGGATCGCCAGTGCCCATTTCGTGATCCTGTCCCACGGCATGAGGGCCATCTGGCCCAGGGCTCGGATCTTGGCGGCATCATGGATCGGCGGCAGTTTCACGGGCCGCGTGTCCCGGTAGTTGCTGATTCCGGTTGGATCCTGGAGGTTCTTCGATGGGGTCGCCATGGTCCGCTCAGGTTGGCTTCACATAACCGCAGAAGAGCGCCCCGCCGTTGATCTTGACGAACCAGAGGCCCTGGTTTGTCGTGTCCCCGGTGTAGTGGTTGATCGCCACGGTGGCGTATTTTCCACGAGTGCAGCCGAGGAAGTGGGTCGCGTCCTTGCTGGTGTATTGGATGATCTCACCGTCAACCACGATGAACCCCGCCGCCTGGAAGGTGGAGGTATCGGCCACCGTGGCGGTCGTATCGGTCGTGTTCATGTTCGCGGCGAGGGTGGTGGTCGCCACGGTATCTGCCACCAGCAGGAGCGCCTCATCGTTGGCGGTCCCCACGAACTTATACCAGTCCTGAATGTCCATGGCTGGGGCGGTAATCCATACGCCCCCGTTTGGGATATTGGCCACGTCTGCTAGGTAATTCGTGATCCCAGTGACCTCGCCAGCTAATGAAACCTTTTGGACCTGAAAATCGTTCCCGATGCCCGTGACCCCGGTAAACAGGTTGCTACCGGACAAGCCCTGCGCGATGGGCCAGTTTGTCTGGGTGGACTCGGTAATATCGTAGAACTTGTGTCGAACATTGAACCGACCGAATGGCGCCCCTCCGGTCGTCCAAGATGAGAAGGCCCCGCTACCCTGTGATGTATTCGACCCTGGCGAAAACCCCCAGTAATGCGTCAGGTAGCAATAAGAGCCCGTGTCCGTGATGCCTCCGTCATATCCCATAAAGAGTTCAATGGGAGAGCACGGGATTCCCCACCCCGAGACAGGGAGCGCGGCCACGGCCTTCGCGTTGTCAGCGTAGGATGCGTGGATCGGCCCGTAGAACGCGGAGTTCGTCTTGGTGGCGAGGCCGATATGGCGGTTGTTGATTTGCAAGTAGTAAATAAATCCATTTACCAGATCGGTCGTCACGGTGACGAGTGCCGCCGCTTGCTGGGAGTAGATGGGGTTGGGCATCGGGACGCAGCTTGCCCCCATCAATGTGCATGCGCAGTTCCCGTTCAGGCTCGTGACGGGCCTGTTGTTCCCTGGGGTCTTTTGGGTCATGTAGATGATGTTGCGGGCATCGTCCGCGTTCTGCGCGGCGGGGCGCTGCCACTCGTAGGTGTAGGCGGTGAAGTTCGCGTCCGCGCTGTTCTTGAGCGCATCGTAAAGCGCCCGCAGGTTGTCCGTGGCCGTGCTGCCTGCGGATCCCACCGCGCCTGTCACGGTCGTGACCGGGACGCAGGTGTAATTCCCGGACTGGGTGCCTGGGGAAGTGCTCAGAACATAAAGGCCAGCGCCTCCAGGCGTCCCGCTGGTTTGCGAAAGGATGACAGCCACGCAATTTGGACCCCAGATCGGGCTCCCTGGGCTGATGTAGCCTCCCGCCGCCGAGACCGTTAGCTGGTTGGTGAGGCATGTTGCCGTGACCGAGAATGGCGCACCAGCAGGGGCACAGATCGAATGGGCCACCGCGCCTCCGGTCACGCCCACGATGGCGTTCACCTGGGGGACGGCCGTCATCAATTCCAGGTAGGTTCGGAACCGGATGTAGGCGGCTCCGAACTCCATCCTGAAAATCCCGCGCGTCTGGGAGTTGCCGATGGCCTCGCCCGCTGGGGGGATAAAGTCCGTGAAAATGTTCGGGGTGATCCGGTTCCCAGACGCGTCCTCAACGGTCCAATGCCGGAGGTTGGTGGCGCTCAGGCTCCCGGCGTTGTTGATGACATTGAGCCGCCAGTAAAGGTGGGAGGCGGCCCCGGAAATGACATACTTCCGGGTCTCGGTCGATCCCCACCCGATCTCATTTGCCCAGGATTGGTGGGTTGTCCACGGCCCCGTGTTGGAGGTGTCGCTCCAATCAAGATTAAAACTCCTGGGCTGGGTGCTGGCGACCTCGTCCGAGGTCAGATACATCACGCTCGGCGTGAACCCTGCGGTCTGGAACCCGACATATCCCGTCTGCGCGGCCACGGTGAGGGTGTTCACGTCCACCATGTCGAAGGCGTTGGCCGCTGGCGCAATCGTCCCGAAGGCGCTGATCGGTGCGAGGCTCTTCCGCTTCCGCTGCCATGTCCGGCCTCCCGTGGTGAGGGCGTTCTCCATGGCGGTTTGGACGTCGGTGATGGACGCGCCGAGGCTAATCAAGAATGAGTCGAAAGCCTGAAAAGTAGACATCTAAAACTCCAATCAGGGCGCCTTCGGGGGATAGAGCTGGCCCGTCGAGCTCGCGTATTGCACCTTCTCCTTGTAGATCGGGGGGAAGGTGAGGATGAGCTGTCGACCCATGGGGGGCGGTGGGATCTTCGAGCGGACGGTGTTCCCGAGGGTGTCCAGCATCTTCCCGAAGAGGGTCATGCGCTTGTCGAAGGCGGGCGGGATGTAGAAGCACACCTTGGCCGACGTCTGCTTGTTCGGCACGCCCACCTGATACTGGGTTTTCGGGAGCAGGCGCGTCGGGGTAATCCACATGACGCCAGTGGGGTCGATGAAGGCCTTCACGGGAGCGGCCATGACTTAGGTCGGCTTGTTGTAACCGGCGAGGATCGCCCCGCCGTTGATGAGCACGAACCACAGGCCCTGGCCCACCTTGTCGCCGATGTAGTGGTTCACGGCGATGGTGGCGTATTTCCCGCCCGTGACGCCCGTGAGGTTGTTGCCGCTCTTCCCGGTGTATTGGAAGGCCTCGTTCCCGATGACCACGAAGCCCGCCGTCTGGAACGAGCTCGCGTCGGTGAGGACCATGGTCGTGTCGCCGATGGTGAACTTGGCGGCGAGGCCGGTAGTGGCCACGGTGTCGGCCACGAGGGTCAGGCTCTCGTTCGTCGCGGTGCCACGGAACTTGAACCAGTCCTCGACCTCCCATCCTGGAGCAAGGTATTCGGGATATCCGACACTTATGGGCGCAAAGGATCCAGGCGTGGCGCTGGCTCCAATGCACTTCACCCGGTGGATCTGGAAGTCGTTGCCAACCTGGGAGTCGTCGTAGAACATGCCGCTCCCGAAAAGGCGGATCAGGGTCGTCTGGCTCCTATTCCCAGACTGGCCAGCAATCGTTCCGGCGTTCCCGTTGACAGAATTACAAAGTGCATCCATCCACCGATGTCGCCTCATCCCGCTTCCAGGTTGTGCCTGGGTGTAGGTGCCATTCCAGTCCTGGTCCCCACCACAGATGGGAGCCATCATCCACACCGAACCAGCGCAGCGACCCCATGAATCCATGTCCGTGCTCGCGTCGTCGTAGCCCACGAGGAGTTCCTGGACTGTGACGAACTGGTTGTCGACAGGCAAGTAGGCCACCTGGGCCGCGTTCGTGCAATAGCAGGCGTGCACGGGGCCGTAGTAGTTCGCGTTCGTCTTGGTGGCGAGCGCGATGCCGCGGGCGCTGACCTGGATGTAGTAGATGAACCCATTGATGAGGTCCATCGTTAGGTTGACCCCCGTTGTCCAGAAGTTCCAAGGCAGAGGCCAGTTTGCCCCGGTAGCGTGAGTCAGGAGTGCGGCTGTAACATTGGATCCCGTAAAGGTCATCACGGGTCCAGCCGTTCGGTTGATGCCGTAGATATAGGTCGCAGAGTCGTCGGCATTCTGCGTGGGCGGGAAGGAAATCTCCCAGTCCCAGGCGGTCCACGTGGCGTTCACCGAGCTCCGGATGGCGTCGTAGAGGCCGAGGAGATTCTGGTAGGCCGAGTTCCCTCCGACGCCCGTGTAGGACACAGTTTGTCCACTCAGGGTCGCGGAGCACGTCACGGCGCCAGCGGTGAGGGCCTTGATGTAAACCTGTTGCCCCTTGGCCGTGGTCCACTTCTTCGTGGGATACACGGCGATAGACGAACCGCCGAAGGAAAACACGACGGACTCGAAAGCCCCATTCCCTCCGATAGTTTCGGTCACGGGTGGAATGACCTCGAACATATTCCAGTTCACGATTTGCTTGTTGGCGGCGTCCATGAACATCACGTCCGGGATGGTGATGTTCGTTCCGCCATTCTTGGCGGTGACGTTGATGCGCCAGTAGCTCTTCGCGGGGGCTCCGGCGATGGCATAGGAGCGCGTCTCCCCAGAGTATCCATTCGTGGCGGCCTCGATCCAGTTCGCCTCGCCCGTGACCGTCTGGTGGGTCGTCCAGGAGCTTCCATCGTTGGACCAGTCGATAGTGAAGGCGTTCGGGCACTCCGCCGAAAGAGCGGCTCCGGTTATGAGCACCTTGGTCGGAGTGAAGGGCGTGGGTGTCTGGCACCCAATCCAAAGCGGCAGGCCTGCCGCAGAGGTGGCCACGGCCGCAGAGGATCCGTCGAATGCGTTCGCCACGGTGCCCAAGTTCCCAAGCATCGCAGATGGGACAAGCCCGCTCCGAAGGAGCTGCCAGTTCCGGCTCGTGATGGCCGTCTCGATGGCGGCCTGTGCGTCCGCGATGGTGGCTCCGAGAGGGACGAGGAAACTCTCGAACCCGATGAACTGAGACATGCTAGGCCTCCTGCTTCATAGTCTTGACGGTGACATTCGCACCGGCCGGGCCATCCCAGTGCCAGTAGGTCGTGATGGTGTCCGTGGGGATGCCGATGGCCCAGGGGTGCATGGGGTCGACAGAGAGTGCATCCGCGGTGGTGACGACTTCCGCGATGAGACCGCTGTTCGGAGCCGGGGTGACGCCAGCGGAGCGCGACTGGTCTGCGGTCCTGTTGGCCGCGTTCGCGTAGAACCTGATCCGGCCAGGGACGTCGGTGATGATGCCCGTGACGAGGAACTTCGAGCCAAGCGTGAGCGTCCCGTCGGTGAGGGTGGCGACGATGTTGTCGACGTGCGCGTTCGGGAGCACCTCGATCGAATAGGTGAGGTAGGCGATGAAGTCCCCGGCCGTGATGGCGCACTGGAGAACGCAGGGCACGCCCTTGTCGCCCACGCCGAACTGGATGGAGCCCAGGGTGTGGTCGGTGGTGATGTAGCCGTTCGTGATGGACCAGACGTAGAAGTAGCCGGAAGGGGCCGAGGCCGTGAAGGGTCCGTCGCCCGCCTGGGCAATCGAGACGGCCGAAACAATTCCGGATGCGATGGGGTCGCCGATGACCACGTCGCGGTGGGCTGTCGCGGTGTCGACACCCCCCTCGGTGAGGTAGAGCGAGATGTCGATGGTGGAGCCGGAGCCCGCGAGGATGGTGATGGTGGACGTCCCGGCGCCCGCGGTGATGGTCCCGCCCGTGACGCCCCAGTGCCATGCCGTGGCGCCGGGCCGGGGGAAGGCCAGGGTGGCCGTGAAGGACGTGCCCGTGGCGGCGATGAGGGGTGCGGAAATCTGGGGTGCGGGGTGCGCGGAGGTGAGCATGCCGACGAGGCGGGTGCCAGCGGCCTTGCGGGAGTTCACGATGTCCCTGAAGTGCTCGAGGTTCGCCTCGCTCACGTCGGCGGGCACCTGGACCACGAAGCAGCACCAGAGGTCGCCCGCGGTCCCGGCATTGTTGAACCGGAAGCCGGAGTTCATCCGGTTCCCCATGTTGAACCGCATGATCGAGAGCACCTCGCCCGCGTCGAACACGTTGGTCCCCGACGTGCCCATGGCGACGTCGATGGCAGAGGCTAGACCTTGATTCGTCGTGATGGGCCGTGAGAGGTCCGACACGATGCGGCGAGCGTAGAGGGGGTCTCCCTCCCCATCGCCTCGTGCAACGCTCAAGGAGCGGCCCCAGACGTCCAGGAAGAAGCCTCCGGAGGCGGCGGCCACGTCCTGGGGGGTGAAGAGCCAGCTCGTGGCCAGATCGGTGTCCCAGACGTTGGGAGAGGCGTCGGTCCTGACCAGCTTGGCGGCGAGCCGGAGCTGGCCCTCGCCATTTGCGGCTTGAAGGTCTTGATGCGGAACTGTCGACCCACTCGAGCTTGGGAAGGTGCCCGCCATCGACGCGGCTTCGATGCGCATGCGGGTGTAGTGCCAGCCACCATCCGCGGGCGGAGGAGGCACTAGGCGCTGGATGCGCTGGAACAGCGTGTCGAATCGGGTCATCTCACGCATCCTCCGCGAATCGAGTGTGCCAGAAGTAGCTGGCTCTGTGACTCATCAATCCTCCTATCCTTCGCCGGGGCAATAGTTCAGGCGTCTCCCACAAGTGCAAAGGGGGCGGGCGCTGGCAATCCGGAACGTCGTGGGAAATGGTCCCCTACATGGTGAGGAACACGCCGTGCCCGTAACCTTCGACACCTACTTGGTGCGCCCGCTTCTACCGGGCGGGACTGGGCAACTCCAGACGGCCGTGACCGTGACGGGCGATGTCCTCGAGCGCGTGGTGGTGAAGATCGGGCTGGCGCCCGCGGCTTCCCACGACGACCCCCTCCTGGCGACGGTGGAGATCCCCCTGGGCGACGCGCCCGGCAACGGCGACCTCTGCTACGCCGCCTTCATGAAGGCCGTGGCCTCCGACGTGGCCGTGGCCACGTGGTTCGCCAAGCTCACGACGGGTGGCTGGGTCACTGGCCCGGTTGTCGACAGTATCGACCTCACTCCGAAATACACGGCCTACTTCCCCTGGCTCAAGCCCAAGGTCATCGACCTCATCCAGCAGATCAACGACGAAAAGCCCCCCGCCTTCCGGCAGGGCCGCGAGCTCACCATCCGTGGTGCGTTTCCTCGGGATGGTTTCGGCCTTCCCGCCATGTCCGTTCAGTTCACGGCGGTCCCGACGGGCGTCCAGCTCATCGGCGACACCGATTCCAGCGGCACCATCGTTGGCGAAGTAAAACACTGGGCTCGCGGATTCAATGTGACCGTAGACCTTGTCTCGTGGTCCGATCAACCGGAAGAGCGTGACGTCATCGCTGAGTGGCTCGGGGGGGCGCTCATGGTGCTCGTGGAGACGCTTCCGTTCTTCGGTGCCTCGGAGCCCACCTTCTCGATCAATGAGAGCGAGGACTTCGAGTCCCTCAAAACCCCAGCCTTCCTCGTAACGGGATCGCTGAACTTCAGTGTGTGGTCTGACCTCACTTCCCCGGTGCTCAATTCGTATGGGCACCTTCAGCTCGTCCAGGAGGCCCCATGAGCAATAAGGGCGTGAACTTCGCAGGCGCCAACATCCTCAAGCCCGGCGTCTATACCCAGGTCGACGCGACCGCCATGGTCCCGGCCCGCTCGGGCGCCCGTGGTGTCGTCGGCTACATCGGCCCGGCCGACTCCGGAAAGACGGGCACGGTCTACGAGTTCGCCAGCTACGACGAGGCGCTCAAGGTGCTCAAGGGCGGCCCCGTCCTGAGCTACCTGTCCCGCATCTTCCGGCCCGGCCCCGACCTCCCCGGCGCGTCCCTCGTGCGGTTCGTCCGCGGTGGCTCGGCCGCGAGCTCGACCTACGCCGTGAACGGGAGCCTGTCGCTGTCCTCTGTCGACGCTGGCCGCTCGGCGAACGGGCTGAACTTCAGCCTCGCCATCGTGGCTGACAGCATCCTCAAGGTGCGCGACAACCTCGGCGCCGACACCGCCTTCAACGTCAAGACGGCCACGATCCAGCGGCCCCTCGACGGGAACTACTCCCGGTCCCAGGCCGTCAAGCACGGCCTGAACCTCACGTGCTCCGTGGCGGCCACCCTGCCCGCCAGGAACACCATCGTCCGCGACGTCGACGGCGCCATCGGGAACTTCTACCTCTACGAGAACAACGTGGCGGTGGCGGCCCTCCCCTTCAATCTGTCGACGACCCTCAAGGACGTCGCCACCTGGATCAACGCCCGCTCTGCCTGGAAGGCCGTCGTCATCGGCGACTACGACATGCCCGCTGGGTGCCTCCAGTGCGCCACTGGCGCGGGTGCCTACGGCGACATCGGCTACCAGACCCCCGGCTCGCCCTCGACCGCCACGGCCCACCTGGAGCCCGCCGCTGGCGCTGGCGCCCTGGCCTACATGCTGAACCGCTACGACGCCCAGATCACCGCCACGGTCTCGAGCTACGTGGGCACCCTGCCCGCCGCCGCCGTGACCCAGCAGCCCTTCTCGGGCGGCTCCGGCTCTGGCCTCGACGTCATGAGCTCCCAGAACGTCACCGACGCCCTGAGCCTCCTGTCGACGGTCCAGGTCCAGCACCTCTTCCTCCAGAGCCACGATGCCGCCCTTCAGCAGCTCGTCTACGCCCACGTCCAGACCATGTGGGGCGTGAACGCGAAGCGGTATCGCATCTTCTACGCGGGCTTCCACGCCTACCCGGCCACCCTGGCTGGCAACGTCTACACGGCCATCTCCGCCGCGGACAACCTGGGCTACCCCCTGGCCTCCGGTGAGAGCTGGGTCGACAAGGCGTCCGATGCCGCCCGGACCCTGGATGGCCCCGTGGTGCTGTGCGCCAACGGCACCATCGGCGCGAACCCAGTCACGGGTGTCTCGGAGCAGCTCTCCGGCCTCGGCTTCGCCGCCCAGGTCTGCGGCCTCGCCGCGGGCAACGCCTCGGTCGTGCCACTGACCAACAAGGCCATCATCTCCCAGGGCCTGGAATACCCCACCATCGTCGACAGCGACCTCAACAAGCTCCTCGACGGTGGCGTCACGGCCGCCTACTACGACCAGACCCTCCGCCGCTCCGTCGTCCTCCAGGCCATCACGACCTACCAGGGCGGGGCGAACGTGGCCTTCCGCAAGCTCCAGGGCCTCCGGGTCCAGATGGAAGTCCATATGGGCTTCCAGGAAGTCCTGAGCCCCTACGTGGGCTACCCCCTCGACCTCCTGACCGGCATGCTCATCCAGCAGGATTGCGCGAAGTTCCTCGACCGCAGCATCCGCTCGGGTGCGAACCCCGACGGCTTCCTGACCCCCGGCGTCGTGAACGGCCAGACCGTCCCCGCCTGGACGAACCTGAAGGTGTCCGGCGACGGCCTCGACACGTGGGCGATCAGCGCCGAAATGCACCCCGTCGGTGAGAGCGCCTACATCCTCGTGAGCGCCAAGCTGACCCCCGTGCCCATCCAGCTCTAACAGGAGACCTCCATGGCGACCCCGCAAGGCTCGAAAGTTCTCTCCGCCCATATGGCGAAAATCCTCATCAACGGGGCGGAGGTGGGCTGGCTTCAGAACATCACCTACTCGATCAACTTCGGCGTGCAGGGGGCCTTCGCCATCGGCTCCGTCGAGACGCTCGAGCACCAGCAGACCCGCTACGAGGTGTCCGGCGAGGCGTCCCAGTATTTCCTCCGGGACAAGATCGTCAACCCCAAGAGCGGCGACCCCTTCGGCGCCCGCACGGTCCTCGAGGTGCTCCAGTCCGGCACCTTCGATCTGGACATCCTCGACGACGTCTCGAAGAAGCCGATCCGGCGCATCGAGGAGTGCACGATGGCGTCGGAGAACTCCGGCGTCTCGGCTGGCCAGCTCGTGGTCCGTCGGTTCGGTTTCCAGGCCCTGCGGACCCGCTAACGCGCTAAACTGTCGACCTGTCGACAAGGAGCGCCGATGACCGCCAAAGCCCCATCCTCGCAAGAACTTCTGGCCGCCGTCTCTGGTCTCGCACCAGAGGTAGCGGCCGGTTTCGATGGGCAGGACGAGATATTCGCCCAGCCCCACTTCGACTTCGTGGTGAAGTCCACCTCGAAGATCCCAAAGGCCCAGGCCATGAACGGGACGGTTGTCCTGCGCTACCCCAACTTCGGGGACGATCTCCGGATCGAGCGCATGCACAAGCTCCTCGGCGGCGGGAACCTGAACCTCATGTTCGCCACCCTCGCCGTCTGCATCGAGAGCGCACCGGCATCGTGGTATGAGCTTCAGCCCGGCGCCCGCGAGCCCAACCTGAACCTCGAGCGCCTGAAGGACAGGGAGGCCCTTGCGGACCTCTACATAGCGTTCTCCGACTGGCAACGCTCTTTTCGTTGACGCGGTCTTAACCGCTATCCACGAGGAACCAGACGTTCGCTCGCGCCTCCTCTGGGCAGGCTCACGAGCACTCGGGCTCCATCCGTGGCATCCAGAAGTTCTCAGTCGGAACTGGCTCCAACTCAACTGGGCCATCCTCATGTCCAACCCCGAAAAGCGGGCGGCTTCCACGGCCGCGCGACAGCAGGAGCGAGACGAAGCAGCCCTCAAGTTTATTGCATGGTGCGACAAGCACGTGACCTCGTGAGCCCCCGATGTATGGACGTTCCTTCAACAGCCTTCTAAGTGGTCGCCGCCTGGGCACCGAGCTCAAGTGGCGGAAGGCGCATCGGTGTCCGTGCACGGGGTCGAGCGGTGAGTCGGATCCGAGCTGTGGCGTGTGCCAGGGCAACTCCTTCTACTTCGACGCCTGGAGCCTGCCCTTCCGGGTGGGCGTCCTTGGCCAGGACTCGAAGTCCCTCATGAACCTCATGAAGCAGATGGGGGGCGAGGCCGTGGGCGACGCCGTCCTCGTGGTGCCCTCGAACGCCCTGTGCTACGAGACCATGAGCGAGCGGGACCAGTTCCAGATCACCGCCATCACCGACGTCGTCGAGTGGACCCTCACGCCCGGCACCCGCGTCAAGCTGCCGCCCAACGCCGTCCCTGTGGCCGCCATCGTGCGCACGTCGGACGGGCTGTCGACAGTCCCCACCTCCTTCCCCACCCCGGATGCCGACGGCAAGATCACGGTGGCCGTGGCGACGACCCTCTCCTTCAAGGTCTCCAGGCTCTACGAACTCCTCCTGGATCTGAGCAAGGTGCGCCACTTCGGGGAGAACATGCCGAAGAAGGTCTCCCTTAAACGGCTCGACTGGACGACGAGGTAGACGTGGCCGCCCTCGAGCAACGCATGGACTTCATGAGCCCGGTGCAGGCCCTCCTGGCCAGGATCGGCGACTCCTTCAAGAGCGCCATCCCCGCGGAGGCCACGGTCAAGATCCACGTCGACGCGACCCCCTTGCAGGAGGTGGACGCATCCCTGGGCCGGAACAAGGATCTGTCGGCCGCGGGCTCTGCCTCCGCCAAGGTGAGCGATGGCGACATCGCCGTCGACAAGAAGTCCACGGCCGCGACCTCCGAGATCGACAAGGCCTTCCAGCGCATCGAGGCCATGGCCACCCGCATCGGCTACCTCATGCAGAAGGTCGAGAGCGGGAAGGACGCCACGGGCAACGCCGCCCAGGAGCTCGAGCGCCTGCGCAACAGCCTCGAGAAGGTGGCTGAAAAGGGCAAGGACGCCGCCAACTCCATCGGCGACGAGGGCATGGCCGGGAAGCTCGAGGCCGCAGCCGAGGCCGCTGGCCAGGGCAAGGGGGGCAAGGCCTCCTCCGCGTCTCTGGGCGACATGCAGAGCATCATGAATAACCCCATGGGCATGCTGAAGAACCAGCTCATGCAGAAGTTCGGGGCGCCCATCGCCGAGGCCCTGGGCATGAACGTCGGCACCCTGTTCTCCGGGGCCGGTGGTGGGAGTGCCCTGGGGATCGGCCTGGGGGCCTCTGCGGGGGCTCTGGCGGCCGGTGCAGGCATCGGGTGGAAGATGAACACGGGATGGGCTGGCGAGGCCTCTGGCGACGCCCAGGCGGCCCTACGCGACGCTCGCCTGAGCAACTCCATGGGTAACTTCGACCTCCGTGGCGAGACCTTCAACAAGGCTGGGTTTGGAAGCGAGGGCCGCGTCCACGCGAACATGCTCACGAAGAATGGCCAGAGCCTGGACAACGCAGAGGTCAGGTCCGTCCTTCAAGGCATGGGAATCGCCGTCGGCTCCGACGGCTTCAAGGGCGACGCCATCGAGAGCGCCATGAAGCAGAGCCGCGTGGCCCAGGGCATCGGCACGAGCACGGATCAGATCGCCGCCATGGTGGGTGCCGCGATCAGGTCCGGCGCCGTCGGCCGCGACGAGAACAAGGTGAACACCTACCTCCAGGAGATCGCGGGCGCCACGAAGGAGTCGGCGAAGTATGGCGTGGCCACGGCCGAGAAGCTCGCCGTCATCGCCAGCCTGAACCAGAAGTCGGTGCAAGAATCGGGCATGCTCTCGAGCGCGAGCTCCAGGCTCAATATGGGCGCCTCCAATGCCCTCGACGCCTCCGGGCAGGCCCCTCTCCAGGGCTCCAGTGGCCAGCAGGCCCTGTCGTCCTTGGCGGGCGCTGGCGGTGACGACCAGAAGGCCCGAGAGGCAGGCTTCATGATGGACGCGGAGGGGAACCTCCTCCCAGAATACATGGCGATGGTGAAGGCCGATCCCTACCTCATGGCCATGTATAACGACTTCGGCGGCGGCAAGGGTGGCGCCACCATGGCCGCCATCGCGCTACTCGACCAAGGCGTCGTCCGCGCGGGCGTGAACCAGCGTGCCATCCGCTCCCTCCGCGGCCAGGGCATGAACGGCATGCTCGCTGGGCGTGTGATGGGCACTGGTGGGAGCACGTCCGCGCAGACCAAGGGCATCTACGGCATCGCCGGGCCGGACGTGAAAGACATCATTTCCAACCCACTCGCAACCGCGAACGGAGATTACCTAGCGGACGTGAACTCCGCAAAGGGCAAGGAGCAGGCAAACGCAGCATCACTCGTGAACGCGAGGCAACAAGCCGATGAGCAACGCAAGACGGGAATGGACTTTGCCGCCGCGGAAAGCATTGTAAGAACGAACGACGAAGTCTCTTCGGCTATGAAGCAGCTTACCAACTGGCTTTCAACCAACGTGAACGTGCGGTAGGAGGGTGCGATGGAGTTCTTGCCACAGCCCACACCACAGAGCCCAACGGCCCTCCTGCCTGCCTACGCTCCCATCCATGACGTTTTTGCGGACGTGCAGACTCGTATGAATCAGGTCGCCGAGTCACAGGCGTTACAGCTCCGCAAATTGGCGCTAATGGTGGGGATCCGAAATGTCGGGTGACGAGTCAATAGCCGTTTTGCGTGGAGACCTTCACTCACTTCGGACCCAAGTCAGCGAGCACCAACAGTCGCAACAGTCCCTCCTTCGTGAGATCGCGGGGATCCTTCACACGGTGTCGTCGGCGTTCGCCGCCTCGAACCAGATCACCTCCTCCGAGCGCGAGCACCTCCTGTCTCGCCTGGAGAACATCTACCTCGCCCTCTCCCAGGATCGCCGGGACATCAACGAAACGCTCCGGCGCCTCGAGCAGCTCGTGAACGACGTCGTCAACGACATCCATGACGTGCAGGAGGAGCGGAAGCGGAGCGTGGCCCTCTTCACCGAGCAGCACGAGCACTTCGTGGAGACCGTCGCAAACCTGAATCCCCATATCTTGGAAATGCGCGGGCACCTTCGGGGCATGCGCCAGAAGGACGAGACCACGGGTGTCGACATCCCCATGAGCGAGAAGATCCTCAAGGCCCTCTTCAAGGCCTTCTGGACAGCCCTGGCGACGGCCACGGTCATCCTCTTCCTGAGCAAGGTCATCGTCCCCTGGGTGCTGGGGAGCAAGCCCGCAGAGATCAAGCCGGTCGACCCGCTCATGGGTCCGATCCACACCCACCCTGGAGTGGCGCCTCACTCGCATCCGGTGGGCCAGGAGGGGCCGGATGATCCGAAGCCCCCCTACCACATCATCCCGTGATTACTTCTTGATGAGCTTGTAGGTGAGGTAGCCGCCCAGGCCCACACCGCCCAGGCCCACGTAGATCCGCGTGCGCCGGGCGGAGTCCCTCTCCGCCGTGGTCGACTTGAGTTCGAGCCGGAGCTGGGTGGCGCCGGAGGCCTCCTGGTTGAAGGCATTCTCGAAGTGGGTGGCGGAGCTCACGGCCGCGGCCTTCTGTTGGTCGGCCAGGGCCAAGTCCTTGCCCAGGTTGTCGGCGTCCAGCTTGAGCTTGTCCTTGAGCTGGGTCGTGGTCGACAGCCGGGCCTCGAGGCCGGGCACCCGGAGCGACTCCTTGCCCCAGCTCCACACGACGGGTGCGTCGCCGTTCAAGAGGCTGAACTGGGGTGTCGACAGTGGCGCCGGATGGATCCCCATGGTGGTCAGGTCGGCCAGCACCTGGACTAGCTCCGTCGGTGGCTTCCCGGCCGCGGGCGGGAGGGGGCGCCTCCCGAGCTCCGCCTCGAGGTCGCCGATCTGGCCCTTGAGAGTGTCTCTCTCATGCAGCAGGACGTCTCGCTGGCTCTGGAGGCCCGGCAGGGCCGCGAGGGCCTCCTTTCCCAGGGCGGCCTCCTTCAAGGCCTCCTGGTGGGCAACCTGGGCCGCGGCGAGCCGCTCCTCGCTCTGGTGTAGCCGGTAGTAGGAGCGGGCGCCGAAGGCCAACCCCACGAGGACCACGAGGCCCAGGACGGGCTTCCAGAACTTCTTGAGCAGCTCGAGGACCATGGGTCACTCCTTGACGGGGTCGGTGGTGGTAGAGGACGAACTGGAGGTGGTCGTGGAGGAGGAGCTCGTGGTGTCCCCCACGGGAATCCGGCGTGCCGCCACCTCGAGACCCTTGCCCAGGGTGTAGGCGCCCGCGGTCGAGTAGACCCAGGCCTCGAAGGCCGCCAAGGTCTCCTTGGTGAACCCCTCCTTTTTGAGGATGGCGTAGCCCACGATGAACCCGGCCGCGGCCGAAACATGAATGAACACGGCCCTCTTGGCAGAGACGCGGCCGGTGGCCGCCTCGACCGAGGCGTCGCGCCAGTAGGCGAGGTAGAGCTGTGGGAACCCCAGCAGGTAGAGCACGACGGCCAGGATGGCGCCGGATGCGAGGGCGATGGAGACCTGGGCGACTGTCGACAGAATCGGCATGCCCTATTCCGCGGGCGGGACGCGGTGCGCCCGATTGACCCAGCCCTTGAGGCTCGAGGCGTTCTTGGCGGGGTCCGTCTCGGCGAGGTGGGTGTAGAAGGCGATCCGGGCGTTCGTGTAGGCGCCCAGCAGGTGGTCCTCGTCGGCCGCGTTCATGGCCGCGATGGTCTTGGGGCCGATGTTGCCGTCGACAGTCACCTCGGCGCCCGTCGCCTGGAGGGCCTGTTGCATGAGCAGGGCGGCCCGCTTCGGCCCGGCATTTACGCCCATGTCGAAGAGGACGGTGCCCAGGCGCTGGCTGGCGATCTGGTCGAACCCTGCCGGGCAGTAGTCGTTCAGGTAGATGTCGGCGGCCAGTTCCTGGGTCAGCTCCTCGACCGTCTTGGGGTAGGCCTTGGGGCGGGCCTTCCGGGCCGCATCGAGGGCCGTCTGGGTGATGCCGAAGTTCGTGTGGCCACCCTGGTCGATGGCGAAGCCCCCTTCGTTGACGAAGGTGAACTTGAGGGCGGGCTCGATCTTGGCCATGGGGCCTCCTAGAGGACGAAGGTTTCCGGGTCGACAGACCCGCGCCCTTCCAGGATAGGACGAAGCTCCTCCTCGGTGATACCGTGCTTTCGCGCGATCATCACGAGCAGCTTGCCCGCGGCCAGCGACGGCCGCCCCTTGCCCTGTGCCCAGCGCCGGAGGGTCCGGGGGCTCGAGGCCAGGGCCTTCGACAGGGCGTCGGACGTCTTGTAGGCCTCGACGAGGCGCCCGAGGGGGCCTTTGAATGCGACCGGCCGGTGCCTTGGACGGGCTCCGGGGGTGATGTTGTATGGCTTCTTCTTCTTGCGAGTTCGGGTCATGGTGGCCTCAACTGCACAAATCATGAGCCTTTTCATAGACTTCTGCAACGACACGCATTGTCCAATGGCCCGGCAGACACTATGTAATGGGCTGAAAAAAAACCTGATATTTTTTTTATTTGCCGCTTGACATATCGGCCATGATGACCGAAACTAATTGTGTTCAAGGAGCCCACATGACCACCAACCAGACCGCCACCCTCAACCGCCTCCTCGATCGCGTCTGCCTTTGGCGCTGGCAGGGCCGCACCACCAAGAGCTTCAACCACCTCGTCATGGCCTCCCTGGTCAAGCGCGGGCTGGTTCAGGAGCAGACCAAGGTCGAGCCCACGCCCTTCGGCACCGACTACCGCCTCTTCTACGTCCTGACCCAGCAGGGCCACGACCTCGTCACCTCGTTCTAGCCGGTCAAAATGGCCGAAACAAACCCCTTGCATCGGCGGGGGGTTTGCCTATCCTAAAGTGGCAAGATTGCCACCCACACCCCTCACAGGAGCACCCATGGAATCCACGCAAGTCGTGACTCTGCTTTCGCAGAAGTCCATCCACAAGGCCCTACTGGCCAAGATCAACGAGGAGAAGTTCCCAGGCCGGAACCTCTACGTCGGCGGGTCGGAAGTCGGGGGCTGTTCCCGACAGGTCGCTTGGAAGAAGGTCGACCCCACGCGCACCATCATCACCGACCCCCATTCCGCGGGCCGCATGCTCGCTGGGCGGGACATGGAGAACACCGTCGTCCAGCTCGTGCGCGATGCCTTCGACGGCGCCGTGCGTGAGACTGGCCGTGCGCAGGTGGAACTCTCCCACGAGACCGCCCCTCTCCGCTCCCATCCGGACGGCCGCCTCACGTGGTCCGTCGAGTGGGTCGAGGGCATGAAGCTGGCCTACGTCGACGAGAAGGGCAAGGAGCAGATGCAGGACGCGCCTCCTGATGGCCCTGGCTCGAAGGAGATCAAGACGGCATCGAGCGGCATGTTCCGGAAGATCATGAAGGAAGGCCTGAGCGACCAGTATGTCGACCAGACCCAGGTGGAGATGGGCTTGAGCGGCACGAAGTGGTGCCTCCTCGTGCTCGTGAACCGCGAGGACATCGCGCAGTTCGTGAGCTTCCTGATCTTCTTCGATCAGGCCCGCTACGAGACGTGCGTGACCCGCTCCCGCGTCATCATGAACGCCGTGAACCTCATCCTCCTCGATCCGTCGACAGAGGCCGAGCTCCTGCCCGCGGGCGAGCCCGAGCGTGGCTGGTGCCAGTATTGCGACCACGAGGCCGATTGCCCCGCCATGAACGAGAAGGCCTTCATGGATCCCACGGCCACCTTCCCGGAGGACGTCGCCATCGAGTTTGCCGTCTGGGCCGAAGAGCTCCACGAGATCAAGGATGATGCCGATGCCGCTGGCAAGCGCGTCGAGGAACTGAAGAAGAAAATGAAGGAAGCGATGATCGAGTTCCATGTCGAAGCCTCCGACGGGTTCTTCCTCGCCAAGTCCGCGGGCCGCACCGGCTTCGACACCAAGGGCCTCGAGGCCGAGAGCCCCGACATCTACCTCAAGTTCAAAAAGACGGGCGACCCCGTCTACTCCCTCAAGCCTGCCAAGAGCATTGGCAAGAGCGCCTCCAAAGCGCGGAAAGGTTAATCACCATGACTGAGCCCATGAGCGGCCAGCTTCAAACCATGGCGCCCGTCGGCGTCCACACGCCCCAGCGCGTGCCCGGTGGCGACCTCCTCATGGCCATGAGTGCGGAGTCAGTCCACGCCCGCGTCCAGGCCATCCAGCAGGTGATGAAGGCGGTGATGAAGAAGGGCACCCACTACGATGTCATCCCCGGCACCGAGAAGAAGGATGCAGCGGGCAACGACATCTCCAAGCCCGTGCTCCTGAAGCCCGGCGCCGAGGTGCTCTGCATGACCTTCGGCATCGCCCCGCGCCTCAAGACGACCGTGACCGGCGACCATCCCACCGTGGCCTACCACTGGAAGGACCGCAAGAAGGAGTGGTTCAACAAGCCGAACGGGGGCCGCGACTTCGTCTGGAAGGACGAGGAAGGCGACACCTTCGGCTACTTTGAGGTCGTCACCGTCTGCGAGATCCTTGGCCCGGATGGCCGCCTCCTGGCCTCCGCCGAGGGCTCTGCGAACAACCGCGAGAAGCGGTATCGCAACATCAACGTCTACGAGCAGCGGAACACGATCATCAAAATGAGCGGCAAGCGAGCCCTCATGGCGGCCGTGCTCCTGGCCACCGGGGCGAGCGATATGTTCACCCAGGATCTGGATGACACGATGGACGACGACCGCGGCCAGGGTGGCACCCAGGGCCAGGGCAACCGCCCCGCGTCGACAGGTGGCTCGAGCCAGCAGAGCTCCGGCGCCCAGCCCACCGGCTGGATGTCCGAGCCCCAGAAGAAGCTCGTGTGGGCCAAGGCGAAGAAGGCCGGTGTCGACGAGGAAGTCACCAAGCACGTCATCGAGGGCCTGAACGTCCTGGACAAGAAGAAGGCCAAGCCCTACCTCGACGCCATCGCCGACGAGAAGCCCGAAGCCCAGCAGATTTGGGACAAGGCCAAGGAGAGCCTCGCGGCCGAGAAGAAGAAGGCCTCCGAGGAGCCCCCTCTTCCCGACGAGCCCACCGGAGCTCCGGCTGGCAACAACAGCAACGACGAGATCCCCCTGTAACGACCCAGGCCCGGCTGGCACATGCTGGCCGGGCCTCTTCCTTTGGTGAACCATGTCCACCCTGAAGTCCTTCAAGGATCGCAACGTCGAGGCCGTCTACAAGGCCGTCCGGCACGCGACCACCTCGACGAAGGACTGTGGGATCAGCGCCCCCAACATCCAGAAGAAAACCGGGCTCTGCATCCGCACCGTCCAGACCCACCTTCGTTCCCTTCGTGACGACGGCCGCGCCTTCAACCACCGCGGCCTTTGGTCCACTGTCGACCTTTCCTCTTGAGGCCATAGATGTCCTTCCTCCGCGGCAAGTCCACCAGCTACACCCGCATTCCGTTACCCCACACGCTCACCGTCGCCGCCATCGACAAGGCCGTCACCGGCCGGGCCTTCACCCAGATCCCCGCGGGCGAGACCGAGGAGACTGGATTCTGTTCCTGGCGCAACCTCCTCGACGCGCCCATCGACTCCGGCTTCCTGGAAGGGAATCCCGACCTCTGGCTCACGGGCCTCCGCAAGGACGTCCGGAAGGCCCCCAGCGCCCTCGTGCAGGCCGTGACGGCCCAGCGCATGGCTGACCTCCGCCAGACCGTCCCGAGCCCCTCCAAGGCCCAGGAGAAGGAGATCAAGGACGGCGTGCGCCACGAACTCAACCTGAAGGCCCAGGCCCGGCCCATGCACGCGGCCGTGCTCATCGACACCCAGCACTCCCTCATGTTCATCGACGGCATCGCCTCCGCGCACCCCTGGGTGTCGAAGATGATGGACGTCGACGAGAAGGCGGGGATCTACAAGGATCCGACCCTCAACTCTGAGTTCCTGGCGTGGTGCGCGTGGCGGGCCGCGGGCGGTGTCGACACCCCGTGCTCCCCGACGGGCGACATCTCCTTCCGAGAGCCCAAGGACAGCGGGGCCAGCTTCGATGGCTCCCACAACATCGACGCGCTCCTCACCTACTGGCTGGGCGAGCAGCACGCCACCGTGGCCTCCCTGGGCCTGATCTGGGCTGTCGACCACGAGGGCGACTCCTACAACGTCTCCCTCACCATGAGCTGCGCGACCCTGAAGGTCTCCGCCTTCGAGTTCCCCGAGGACATCCGGGACTTCCCTGGCTCCCTCGAGGAGAAGCTGGCCCAGCGCATGGGCTTCATCATGGCCTTCGAGACGGCCCTGGCCTGCGAGTTCATGGCCTTCGCCGCCGCCTCCCTCGAGGGCATCCTCCCCGAGGCCTTCAAGGCCCTCGTGGCCAAGCCTGAAGCCGTGGGCGCCAAGTGACCAAGCGACCGCATCCCAACGTCAAGACAGGCCCCCCGACGCTCTCCCGCTGGATTAACGACAAGACCGGCGCCACGTGGTGGGAGATCAACGTCCGGGCGGTTCCCGCGTCCTTGAACGTGAAGCTGCGGTCGCATTTCGGGGCCGCCCGGAAGGAGCAGGAGAAGTGGTTCTGGCTCCTCCGGTCGGTTTCCCCTGGGATCCCAGACGCCACCGGGGTCCGGAAGATCACCTTCATCCGGCATGGCCATGGCCTCCTGGACGACGACAACCTCGCCGCGGCCTACAAGGAGATCCGAGACCTCCTCCGGCCGCCCAAGGCGGAGCAGGGCGTCTACGGGCCGGGGACCAAGAAGGCGGGGCAGACCTGGGTCAAGCGCCAGCTCGGACTGAGCCTGACCCTGGGAGACGGCCCTGGGCAGGCCCTCTTCGTCTACCAGCAGGAGCGCGTGGGGACCAAGATCCAGCCCTGGACCACGATCTACGTGGAGGACGCCCTCTGATTTGGGTGGCCGAAAATAATTTGAAAAAAGGTCTTGACGTAACGGTCATGGTGGCCGAAACTCATTCAAGACAAGGGGCACACCATGACCGAGACCATGAAGATCACCGCCGATGAAGCCGCCAAGCACTGGGGTATCTCGAAGTCTGGAGCTCGTGCCCGCCTCGTGAAGGCCAACTACGAGCAGCGCATGGGCTCCGTCCAGCACTACAACCGCTTCTACACCGTAGGCGCCGTGAACGGCTACCGCTCGTTCCGCACGACCCTCTTCGTCGTTCCCGTCGACCTCTTCACCAAGTAGGAGCCGCCATGAACATCTACACGACCCAGTTCTTCGCCCGCTGCCCCGTGAACAACATCCGCGTGGCCTACACGCTCCGCATCGAGTCCGAGACCGTCATCATGGCCGAGACCATCATCGACACCGTAGAGGGCATCCGGCAGGGCTTCCACGAGGCCATCGCTGACCAGCTTGTGAAGGATCTGGGCGGGGCGCAGACCCTGACCGCCTTCCACCACGGCGTCACCATCGAGACCCACCGCAAGTAACCCACACCCCAGGCCGAACTTTCGGCCCCATTGGAGATCGTATGACCCGCACAGAAATACCCATCCCTACCTGCTACCAGATCAACAAGCTCATCATGGACGGGCTCCAGAGCCCGCTCGTCGCGCCTGGGAGCTACTCGACCTCAGAGCTCCAGCGGATCTTGGTCCAGAGCGGCACCATCCGCTACGACTGGTGCGGGACCAACTCCACCGCCAACGCCGTCCAGAAGCTCCGCGACAAGGGCTGGGAGCACAATGGGAGCACCGGACGAGCCAGCAAGTGGACGAAGCTGGACCCCAAGGCCGAGCCCGTAGTGGAGCCCGTAGTGGAGCCCGTAGTGGAGGCCCTTGTGCCCTTGCAGGGCCTGGGGGACGAGTCCCTGGTGAACGCCGCCCACCTCGCCAAGATCACCGACCGCGTCGAGACCATGGCTGTCGAGCAGAAGCGCATGTCCAGGATGCTCGAGGCCCTGTGCGCCGAGTGGAAAGTCCAGATCCCCGCGTAGACTGTCGACACCCTCAAGGAGCCCACGTGACCAACGAATCCACCCCCCTCGAGGGGATCATCGTAAACGACGAGGACATCGTCTCGTTCCCCGTGAACGGCCTACCCGACGCGAAACTCCTGTCGCCCCTGTGGCACACCGAGGGCGCCGTGGAGCCCATCCTGGAGAGGCTCAGGACCGTCATCCGGTCCATGCCGAAGGGCAACGTCCTCACCAAGACGGGCCGGGCGGAGATCGCCTCCCTCGCCTACAAGATCGCGGGGGCCAAGAGCCGCCTCGAGAAGTTCGGCAAGGAGCTCGCCGACGACGCGAAGAACCTGCCCAAGATCATCGACGGCAACCGGCGCATCCTGAAGGACGGCCTCGAGGAGCTCCAGGTTGAAGTCCGGAAGCCCCTCGACGACTTCGACGAAGAGCTACTCCGGCTGAAGAGCAAGCTGGAAGCCATCCGGGCCAATGCGCCGTCCTTCATGGATCGCACGGCCGAGCAGCTCCAGGCCCGGCTAGATGCCCTGAAGGCCATGACCATCGCCTCCTCTGAGTGGGGGGACATGGCCGAGGAGGCTGTCGACGCCCGTGCCCAGTCCGTCGCCACCCTGACCGGCATGCTGGCCCAGCGCGTCACCTACGACGCCGAGCAGGTGGAACTCGAGAAGCTCCGGGTCGAGAAGGCCGCGCGGGAGCAGGCAGACCGAGACGCCGAGATCGCCAAGAAGGCCGCCGAGGAGGCCACGCGCACCGCCGAGGAGAAGATCGCCGCCGAGCACCTGAAGGAGGTTCTAGCTCTCCAGGCCGCCAAGGATGCGAAGGAGGCCGCAGAGAAGGCCCAGAAGGAGGCAGAGGAGGCCCAGGAGCGAGCGGAAGCCCGTGCACGTGAAGTAGAGGCCCAGGCCAACCAGCAGGCCGAGGAGGCCCGTTTGCGGGCCATCGAGGAGGAGCAGACCAAGCAACGCCTCGAGCAGGAGGCCAGAGACGCCGAGCAGAAGAAGCGCGACGACGACGTCGAACACCGTCGGGCCTTCAACCGTGAGGCCCTGACAGACATCGTCACCGCCATCAAAGGGGCGCCGTTCGCCACCTCCCAAGAGGACGTGGATTCAGTCATGGCCACGGCTATTCTCACGGCCATCGTCCAGGGTAAAATTAAACACGTTCGACTCACCTACTGAGGGGGCTAGATGCTTTCCTATGCGGATGAAGAACCACCACTGATCGCCAAGGCTTTCATCCTGTTCTGGGAGGCCATCCTCGTCGCCGTCGCGCTCACTCTCCTCGCATGCCTGATCGGGCTGGCGGGGGAGCGCATGGACGAGCAGAGGCGCCACGAGCAGGCCCTACGTGCCTCCGATGCCACCCGGAAGCGCGGGGAGGCCTTCCTGGCCCGCGAGCAGTGGGTCCGAGACGAGATGGCCAAGAACCACGGGGTGGCGAAGTGAGCCCGAGCCTGATCTTCTGGAGCATCGTCGTCACCTCTGTGTGCGTCGCGGCTGGATTCGCGCTGACCCAGCTACTCGAGGAACGCTACGACCTCCGCCGCCGTGAGCGCCCGCGCGTGACCAACGCCGACCTCCGCAAAGCAACCGAGAAGCTATTCGACGAGGACCGCTACCGTCGGGCCGCTATGGCCGCTGACCGGCCGCGGGCCACCGTGAGCTGGCGGGCCAAGTGGTTCCGTGTCCAGCACGGCATTGGCGTCGAGCCGGTCGAGTTCACCACTGTCGACAGCCCACTCACCGGGTTCGAGGAAGCCTGGGACGAGTGGGTGAAGCGCATTCAAGCATTTTGTTCGAGAGGTGTCTTGTGATTTGCATTGAGCCGGGGTGCACCCAGCAGGCCATGGAGGGCTGCGTTAGGTGCGGCTACCACGACGAAGAGAATGACTTGAAAATCCAACGAGAGATCAATCGCAAGATGGCGAAAAACAACGCAAAAAGAGACGCCAAGGTTCAGCGCGAACGTGACCGAAAACATATGGCCAAGGAGGAGATCAAGGAGCTCATCAAAGCCGCCGTGGCACACGGTCTCGAGTGCTCTCGCCGCCGCATGGAGCGCAACGGGACGCGGGCCTGCAAGAAGAGAAAAAACACCCTTGCGCCCGTCGCGGGTGAAGCATAGTCTAAAGGAGTTCAGGGCCGCGCGGTCCTCGTGAATCAAGTTCCCAGAATCTCCCGGCAGGGGTGGAGCTGGATGGAGGCAAAGCGCCCGCCTCCTACCAACCAGTCCACACCGCGTCCCTGCCGGGGGGGCCGCCTCCGGAGGCCGCATGGCCAGACCTGTCCCGCGCTTTATCCCCATCACGCTCAACCTTCCGACTTTCGAGTTAAGGCTCGAGTTTGAGGGCGTTCAAATCATTCAAGAGAACCACGCACGCGCCGACGTCTTGGGCGACTTTGGGAGTGACGACCGTGTCGTCATCGTCCCGAGCACTGTCGACGAGGCCCACGACCTCGCCTTGGCCTTCCGGAAGGCGGCACGCCGCCTCGAGGAGATCGGGCGGGGGATGAAGTGATGGCCGAAAAAAGAAAAAGTCTATCAAGGGCTGCCCGGTTCAAGGTGTTCAACCGGGACGGCTTCACCTGCCAGTATTGCGGACAACAGCCACCCAGGGTGGTCCTCGAGGTCGACCACATTGTCCCTGTCTCGGGCGGTGGATCCAACCATGTCGAGAATCTCACCACGGCCTGCTTCGACTGCAACCGCGGCAAGGCGGCCCGCGGCCTCGAGGCGCCCGCCCCCATGGCTGCGGAAGAGAAGCTCGAAATGATCCGGGAGCGAGAGCTCCAGATCAAGGAGCTCAAAAGGGTCATGAATAAAGTTCAAACTCGGGTTTCATCTGAGATTAAATCCATCAACTTAATCTATGAAAATAAGTTCTTTGCTTACCACTTATCCCAGGCTTTCCTTGACGGTAGCGTCAGGATGTTCCTCGAACGGCTTCCTTTCCACGAGGTGGAGGAGGCAATGCGGTTGGCATGCCTGCGGATTGTCGACCCCGCCAAGGCGCCCAAGTATTTCTGTGGAATCTGCTGGAACAAAATCAAGGGTGGCCAGGGATGAGGGCTCGAAACATCAAACCCGGCATCTTCTCGAACGAAATCCTTGGCCAAGCCGATCCGATCTACACCCTCCTCTTCGAGGGCCTCTGGTGCTTGGCCGACAAGGCGGGGCGCCTCGAGGACCGTCCGTTGCGTATCCGAGCGGAACTGTTCCCCTACCGTGAGGGCCTGAATGTTAACGGTTATCTAACGGAGCTGGAACAGTGGGGGTTCATCCGGCGCTACGAAGCTGGGGGCGCAAAGCTGATCCAGGTGCTCAACTTCACCAAGCACCAAAGTCCCCACCACACGGAACGTCAGAGCCAACTACCTTCTATTCCAGATGATTACACTTTAACCGTTAAACCACCGTTAGGCTTGCGTGGAAATCCTCCTGATTCATTGATTCCTGATTCACTGATTCCTGATTCATCCATTACCCCCCTACCCCCCGCAAGCGGGGGAGAGGCGCCCAAGGTCGCCTTCACGGGTAGGAAACCGAAAAAGGGTTCGATCGACGCCTTCATGGCCACCGACATGCCGAGGGAAGTCATCGACGCCGCGATCAGGCTCTTCGCTGCCTGGGACAAGAACGACCCCGATGGCCGGGAGATCCATTCCGCCTTCCCGCTCATGGTGACTCGCATGGCCGATATTATCGCCAAGCATGGACCCAACCTCACCGTCGACGTCCTCGAGCAGGGCGCCATGGATTACCTCGCCCAGCAGGTTAAGCGCCGGAAGGCCCCGCAGTATTACTTCGGGAATGAGCCACCCCAGGGTGCTGACAAGCCGCTCTGGAGGAGCTACGCCGAGGCCGCCTACATGAAGCGGAAGCTGGTAGCCCAGGCCACCACCCCCGCCCCCGCAGACCCACTCCTGATAGATTCCGAGGCACCCGTCTATGACTGATCGCATGCCCATCCCTGAAGATCCCAACGCAGAGCGGTCCCTGGTCTCGTGCGTTTACTCCGGCTTCCGGATGGCCGACGCAGACGCGCAGAAGGCCATCCTAGAGCTCGAGGGGGATGCTTTCCATGTTCCACAGGCCCGAGCGACCTGGACGGCCATGCTGGCCCTCTACAAGGCCGGGGAGCCCATCGACCCCATGACGATCCACGCCAAGCTCCAGGGCCTGAAGCTGGACGGCGTGGTCGGCGGCTACCGCGGGCTCATGGAAGTCCTGAACCACGACGAGTTCGGCAACGCGGCCCCACTGGTCCGGCGTCTAAAGGAGCTGCACCAGCGCCGGAAGATGATCCGGATGGCGGCCGAGCTCGACATCCAGGCCCGCGACCTCGTGGCGGATCCGGTCCAGGCACTGTCGACGCACGCCTCGAGCGTGATGTCCATGAGCATGGGCAACCGGGACTACCCCCGGCGCTCCGGCCGGGATCTGGCCGCGCGGCTGGCACTGGGCGAGTCTTTCCGGCCGGGCGGGGCCGCGGGCAAGCTCCTCCGCCTTCCGATCCACCGCTGGGACGAGGCCATCGAGTGCGCCCCTGGGCACGTGATTGTGGTCGGCGCCCGGCCCAAGGTGGGCAAGACGGCCTTCGCTGTCGACGCCATGGTCAAGACGGCCTCCTGGGGCCACCACGTGGGCTTCGTGAGCCTCGAGATGGACAACGACGAGGTGGAGGCCCGCATCGCCGCCCGGATGACCGGCATCAACGCCACGCGGTTCGCCAAGGGGGAATGGACCCAGCACGAGGTGGGCGTCGCCATGGCAGAGACCGGCATCCTCGACCGGATGCACTGGTGGTGCCACCCCTCCGGCGTGTCGTGGGCGCGGGTGGAGGCAGAGATCCGGGAGATGGTCCGGCTGAAGGGCGTCACCGCGGTCGTCATCGACTACTTCACCCTCATCGGGAAGCCTGAAGGGGCCAAGGGGGCCACGGACGCCACCCTCTGGGGCCAGCTCTCCATGGCCATCAAGCGCCTCGCCCAGGAGCTGCGCATCTGCATCCTCCTCCTCGCCCAGCTCAACCGGCAGGGCGCCGATGGCGAGCCGAACAGCAGCGACCTCCGGGAGACGGGCCAGCTCGAGCAGGACGCGAACGCGATCATCCTCCTCTGGAGGGAAGGCACGGCCGTCGTCACCGTCTGGGGCAAGGTGTCCGAAAATAGAAGCGGCCCGGCTGTGGGCAAGCGGGAGCTCGAGTTCGACGGGGGCACCTGCATCTTCAAGGGCGGGGACAAGGAAACGAAACCAGCAGGGGAATCGGCTGTGGCCGGATGGGGGAAGCCGTGAGTGAAGTGCAACTGAACAGCCAGCAGATGGACCTGATCCTGGAGGTGGGCTGGGCCAACAGCGCCCGCGGGGAGGAGATCGTCCAGCGCCTCGACAAGCTGATCGAACTGTCGACACCCAGGGCACTTGTGACCAAGGATGGGGTCAACTGGACCGAGGCCCTGCCGCCCCCCGACTGGGAGGGGATCGCTGAGACCCGGAAGGGCCGGATCGAGCAGCTCGAGCACGACCTCCGGAACGCCCAGTTCGCGGCCGAGGCCCTCGTGGTGGTCCGGCAAACCATCCTTGGCCGGGCCGTCGACAGGGTCAAGGTGGCATGGAGCACGGGCGCCACGATCGACTGGGACCAACTCGAAAGAACCATCCGAGGAGAAGAGTCATGACCGAAAACAATCGCCGCCAAGGAGACACCATCCTTCGCCTGGAGGCCCAGGTCAAGGAGCTCACCGACCGCTACGGCGGCTACCCGAGCTACGCGCAGATGCTGGACGAGACCGGCTGCATGATCCAGGAGCTCGTGAACGGACTGAAGGCCGCCGTGAGGCAAGGTGTCGACGGGGAAACCCTCGAACTGATCCTGAAGTATCACCGGCCCGACGCCACCATGGCCTGGGAGCTGGCCATCATGCTCAAGGGCTCCAGGGCGCTCGTGGAGGATCTCCAGGGCATCGCCTACTACCCGGACCACACGACCCTCGAGTGCCTCACCTGCGGGTGCCGGGACACCGGCCTCGCCGTTCGCACCCGGATCATGAACCGAGGCTGGTGTGCGGAATGCGGGCCGCAACTGGGGCGCATGATCCCCGCCGCCCGGTCAGACACCAAGCAGGCCATCCTGGAGGCCGCCATCATGCGCGTGAGGGTCTGGGAGGGGCACAAGAAGCGGATGGCCCTGCCCGACGTCCCTGGGCACTTCATCATCGACCTTGAGGGCCTCGAGGCCGCCATCCGCGGGGAGGAGTGATGGCCGAAAAGATGTCGGGCGCCACCAAGGTCATCAACGCCGGGCCGGGCCAGCCCTTCACCCTCGAGTGCCTCCTGTGCTCGTGGTGGTGGATCACCTGGAACCGGCACGCCGCCTGCCCAGAGTGCACCAAGACCAATATCGTGCCGTGGGCCGGGAGGATCCAGTGAGCATGCAGAGCATCCGGAACCGCTACAACGTGCCCGCGAAGCGGGGGATGCGGGTGGTCTACACGGGCGGGGCGGGGCGGCGGGAGGGGGTCATCACGGGCTCGCGGGACACCCGGCTCCTGATCCGGATGGACGGGGAGGAGTCCAGTTTCCCCCACCACCCCACCTGGAAGCTCGAATACCCGAAGTGAAATCGGTCAGTAGGACCGATACGACAAAAGTTTGCACTTCCGGTTGACGAAATACTGTCGACAGTGCAAACTTTTGGCCATGACGAGATCAGCCGACGCCATGCCAAGGACGGGAAAGCTGGGGGGCCGTGAAGGCTCAAAGGGGCGACGACGGCTATTCGATATTGTGGAGGCGCTGAAGCCCCTGGGGCTCGAGGCGACACCGGCACAATTCGCTGAAGCCATAAGGCCATTATGCGAAGGCAGGTGGGCTTTAAGGCTGGCGAGCTCTGTGCTCGACACCATCATCCACGAGCACCGCCACCAAATGCTCATCAATCGCGTCGCCGCGGCCGGGTTCAAGCAGAACGGCTACGAGACCCGCTACTCCGACATCTACCCGACCTACCTGGAAGAGTGCCAGAAGCACGGGTTCATGCCCCTGAGCGTCAAGACCTTCCGCAACCGCGCCCTCCGCCGCCGCACCACCTGGGACCGCCGTGAGACCCCCCGCAACATCGCCACCGGGACCGCCGATGCCAGCCCCACGACGTAGGCTCGACAAGAAGGTCCAGGTGCCAGGGCGCAAGGCCAAAGCCGACAAAGCACGCCTTGAAGGGAAAGGTATCGGTCACGCTGTCCGAAAAGCCAAGAAGGTCAAGGCAGTTTCGGCCACGACGCCTGCGAAAAGGACTATCCCGTGGGATGATATACGTCAACGCTACGTGCAAGGCTATGAGCGGCACGTAGACGGGTCGCCCGACCTCGTGCGCTACTATCCGACGCTCTTGGAGCTCGCATATGAGTTTAAGGTGTCACCGCACACTATAAACTCCCGCTGTGGCCGCGGGGAGTGGGCCGCCATGAAGGACGAGTGGCAGGTCCAGCTCCGGAAGGCCAAGGACGACGCTGCCCTGGCTGCGATCCATGCGAGCGAGCTGCGCATCCGTGGCAAGGCGCTCCGGGCCGCGGAGAAGATCATCGACAAGGTGGCAGGGGTGGAGGGGGACGAGACCGGCAACGTCCAGGGGTTCAGTGGGCTCCTTTCCGTCTGTGACCCATCCGACCTAGCATCACTGTCCGCGGCCCTTCGGCGTGGTCAGGAAGTGGCAAATGTTGCCATAGGATTACCGAAGGACGGAGTGAAGGCGCCGACGAGCGACATGCCGGGCGCCGGGCAAGGCAACGGAAACCCCACGGGTCAGACAACGGTCTGGGCCAGAATGCGAGCTGCGCGGCAAGAAATCCTTGTAGGCGTCCGCGTCGTCAACGAATAGGAGCGATCATGAGCGTGAAGTTCTATCCCTGCGGAGCCGCTGTGTCACCGGCCGCCGATCTACCCGATGCCTGCCCCATCCACGGGGACGAGTGCACTGTCGACGCCGAGCACGACGCCGCGGTCAAGGCCTACGCCGAGAACGTCCTCTTGCCCACGATGCAGGCCGAGGCCGAAGCGAAAGCCGCGTCCGAAACCATTCTTGTTCGGCATGACGACACCGAGGCGAGCCTGCCTCACCAAGTGGAGCTGCCCGCGGAGAGTGGGATCGTCCTGCCCGACCCGGTGGGCTTCGAGGTGGAGCTGCCGAAGTGGGTGCCGATGGACGAGCCGTCCATGATCGCCCTGCACTGGTGGGCCAGCTTGGCGACCCACCTGAACGTCATGCTGCGCGTGTTCAAGGCGGAGCCCGGCGTCGACAACCACCGGGCCGTCTACCAGCTCGACAAGGCCGTGCGCTACACGGGCCAGATCATCCGGAAAACCCTGGGGACCGTGGTCAACGGCGCCGTGCAGGCCGCGGCTGTGAAAGCCGCCGAGGAGGCTGTCGACCTGAATGCGGGCGTGGGAGAGCACACCGAGCTCGCCGCCTGGACCATGATTCTCCAGACGGCGTTCGGGATCGCCTGCGTGCAGGCCGTGGGCCATGGCGCCCAGAGTGACCTTGCCCAGGAGACCAAGGAGGTCTACGAGTGGTCCAGGAGCGCCTTTGAGAGCCGCATCCAGGACGCCAACGTGGCCAAGATCGTCGTCACCATCTGCACGGGAACGAACACCGGCACCGTGGAGGAGAAGATGGAGCAGTGGTCCCAGGCTGTGGCCAGGGCCGCGGAAGGCCTGCCCGACGGCGCCATCCCCGGCCTGGAAGAGGCCCTGCCCAAGTTCATCGACATCCAGGGGGAGGACGGCACCATCCAGCGCGTGCCCTTCAAGCTCCTGGAGGGGGAGGAGGCCCAGGCGGCCCTGCGAGAGGCCGAGGCGGCCGTCTCCTTCAAGCTGGATGCCCAGGGCATGGCCGACGTGCAGAAGCTGTTCCAGGAGGCCCTCCGGCCCTTCGTGGGGCGCCCCGTATCCGCGGAACTCCGGGCCGAAATGCTCGAGGCCGTGAAGCACGTCGTCGACAGCCTGCCCCCGCTCGTCACCATCGAGAGCATCGAGAGCAGGGGGACCAGTGTCGAGGTTCGGCTGACCGATGACACGTTGTTTCACCTGCACTTCGTGGACGAACAGGCTGACAATGAAGGGCCGGAAGCCGCGGTCTAGGGGAGCACGCCATGGGTGCAGAGGATGAAGCCAAGGGGTTGACGTCCATCGTGATTCAGATGAACGATGCCGACGCCAAGCGGTTCGTGGACCTGTGGAAGCAGGTGTCATCCTGCGAGGTGGCCTGCAAGCTGGTCCAGGTGGACGCATGCTCGCTGAACGAATACCAGCAGCGCGTGTTCAATGCCTTCGCCCGGCACTGCCCGGACAAGGCCTACACCGGGAACGCCCTGGACATCGACACCCTCATGGCCGCCATCGAGGCCAAGACACCCAGGCCCGACGCATCCCACGCATCCCTGGAGGTGGCCGCGGAGAACTGGTTCAAGTGCTACGGCGACCCCATGGGTGGCTCGCGCACCCGCTGGCATGTCACCCGCGACTACCGGGAGGAGGACCGGCTCTGGGACACCATGGCCAGGACGCCGCGGTTCCTGGAGAAGGCTGAGGGCATCATGGCCGAGCGCCACGAGCTGAAGGTGGCCGCCAATAAGGCCGTCCTGTCCTCCTCTGGGAGCAAGCGCGTCAACGTCCTCCTCGAGCTGGCCAAGGCTGAGGAGGGGCGCATCCAGGATCTCGATGGGCACGACGAGGACACCAAGGTATGACCGTCATCACGTCGCCAGGGCAGAAGAAGGCCCAAGCCCGGAAGCGCCAGTCGACAGCCGAGCTCATCCAGAGGGAGCAGGAAGCCCGCCTGGAGGCCGAGAGAGCCGCCGCGGCCATCGTCGCCCGCTACGAGGACGACGATGCCCTGGTGGGCGCCTGTGGGAAGCTCCTGGACGTGTTCGCGCCCTCCTGCCTGAAGATCCGCACCAAGCAGGGCGGGCCGCTCTGGCCGTTCGTCCTGAACTGGATCCAGGTGGACTACCTCACGGGCCTCCGGGAGCTGTTCACGGGCGGCAAGGGGGACTTCTTTCGAGGCATCCGCGACCTGATCGTGAAGCCGAGGCAGTTGGGATTCAGCACCTTCATCGCGGCCCTGTTCTTCATGGACGGCCTACTGGAGCCCGGCCGTATCAGCGTCATCGTCACCCACGACGACAAAATCTCCAAGGAGCTCCTGCGCACCTACAAGCTCTTCTACGACGAGCTGCCCGACGAGCTGAAGAAGGGGACACGGCTGCGCACGGCCGCGGCCAACGTCTATGAGATAGAGTTCGATGGGGTGCCCGAGGTCTCACGCTTCGAGATCCGCACCGAGAAGGGCACCGAGTGGCGGGGTGGCGTCATCCACAACCTGCACGCATCGGAAGCCGCCTTCTATGAGCACTGGGCCGACTTCATGGCGAGCTACGTCCAGGCCGTGCCCGCCTCCGGGAACATCATCTTCGAGACCACCTGTAATGGCCGAAATGAGTTTTACGAGGAAGTCGTGCTGGCCATGGACGGCGCCAACGGCTACCGGGTCATCTTCTACGAGTGGTTCAAGCACCCGGAATACAAGCGCCCGTGGCATCCGGACGAGCAAGAGCCGCTCACCAAGGTCGAGCAGGATCTGGTGGCCGCCCATGGCCTCACGCTCGAGCAGATCGCGTGGCGCCGATGGAAGATCACCGAGGTCAAGGACAAGTTCCAGCAGGAATACCCAGAGACCCTCCTGGGGGCCTTCCTGGCCACCGGCCGCCCGTTCTTCGACCCGCTGGCTGTCGACAAGGGCCACGAGCGGGCCAAGGCCGCGGTCCTGGGCTTCGAGGATGGGAGCCGAGAGAAGCCCCGGCACCCGCGGGCCTACGTCACCGTCTACGAGGATCCGATCCCCGGCGAGCTCTACATCCTGTCGGCTGACATCGCCGAGGGCATCGACAAGGGGTCCGGCGACGGGGAGAAGGGCGGCGCCGACTTCAACTCCGCGGCCATGCTCAAGGTGTCGAACCTCAAGGTCGTCGCCGACATCCACGGCCGCATGCCGGTCGTCGAGTTCGCCGAGATCCTGAACCGCCTGGGGCGCCTCTATCAGGCCGTGCTGGCACCCGAGCGGAACAACCACGGGCACACGGTCGTCGCCTCACTCCAGAGGGCGGAATACCCAGAGCTCTACCACCACGCGGAATACAACGAGGAGGGCAAGCGGTTCCTGAAGGCGGGCTGGCCCACGAACGTCGTCACCCGGCCGCAGATGCTGGACGCCCTGGACACGGTCATCCGCCGCGGGGCGCTGCACTACGACAACCCGGCATTCTGGAGGGAGGCTGATCGCTTCGTTCGGAACGAAAAGACCGGCAAGCCCGAGGCCATGGCGAGCTGGCACGACGACCGCATCATCGCCCTCGCCATCGCGGTCTACCTCGCCACCCTGGGGCGCACGGCCTGGGGCCTGGAGGCCAACCCGTCGCGCGACGCCTCCGGATTCCCGAGGACGCCCGAGAGCTACGGGAAGGTGTCGACACCCCCGCTGGACAAGCGCGTGGCCGAAATCATCGAGGGCGGGCACCGCAAGATGGCCAAGGCCGGAATGCCCGTGCCCCCGCCCCCGCCCAAGACATCCCTCGCGGACATGAGGAAGGCGCACGCCGAGGCCAAGTTTGAGCCCCCGCCCCGCCCTGTGGAGGCCCCGGCCAACCCATTCAACCCGGCGCCCGCGGGCATGCCCACTGTGCCCAGCGTGCTCAAGACGTCGAACACGGCGGGGAGCCGAGTGCTCGAGGCCCTGGCAGAATTGAAGGACAAGAAGTCCCGCAGATGCCTGGACTGTCTGCATCGCAGCGATACGGGTTCCGGCCAGTGGTGTGCGTTCCTGCGCATGCGCATCCTGGACAGCGACCCGGCCTGCGACCGCTTTACCCTTCCAGAATCAGACGATGAGGATGGTATGCTCGAATCCGACTTTGGGGGTGAATCATGGACGTGATCGTCAACGCCACCGCAACCCGCTCTCCATTCGACGGGCTGGG